GTATAGGGATAGTTTTTTATTGCTTTCTATCTTGGTTGGCACATAATGACTCCTTGAGTTGAATTTTTTTTGGAGTAAAAATGAATAAAACAAATCAAAACAAATACGAAATATACACAGTATCTTCATATGAAGGAAACGCTTACATTATGGAAACTGTAGATGGTTATTATGATGCTTTATGGACAGCACCACTTCTTAAAGATGAGTCTGTTGATAATTCGCAATGGACAATAGTTACAGACGAAATCGTTATCAATAATGTTTTAGATAGTAACGAAAGATTAATCATTGATGAAATGCCTGTTGATGAGTTTAATAAAAAACTTTTCGGAGAGCAGTATGAATAAATATATGATAACTTTTCGTAGTGACGGCAAGTGGGCCAAAGAGCAAAGACAAGACCATGTGTTTATGATTGTTTCAGATCTGCTTGAACTTTATCAAAGACTAAATCGCTATTGTGCTGATAATATTATTTATGAAGATGAGATTATTAGCATAAGGGAGATAAGTCGCCTATGATTAATACATATTCAATAAGGAGGAATTATGAGTAAATCAGATGATTTTAAAAATGCGTTATACAATGCACTCAAAAGAGACGGTGTCTCAGATAAGTGGATGAAAGACCATTTGATTGTTGAGACAGTAGGTTTCAAGAATCCAAAGAAAAAGAAAAAAACTAAGCACAAATAATTATGTCTGTGCAAATGTTTCATGCCGGTTGGCAAGTTAATGGCCTGTCGCCTACAAAAAAACTTATATTGTTACTGTTATGTAATTATGCTGATGAAAAGAATCAATGCTATCCATCACATAGACATATAGCAGATATGGTGGGCCTAAAAGATACTAAAGGAGTGCAAAGAACTATAAAAGAGTTTGAGGCTCTTGGTTTGTTATCTATTGAACATCGCAAAACTGCGAATGGTGGTTATACATCTAACCGTTACACATTACTTTTGGATATGGGTGCAAAAACCTCTAGGGTGCAGGACACGGTGAAGCATACCGTTACGCAACCTGTTAATACTAAAGAAGATACAAAAACTTTATATTCAAAAGACTTCACAACATTTTGGTCTGATTATCCAAGGAAGGTTGGAAAGTATGCAAGTGCAAAGGCCTTTCAAAAAGCCATAAAGATAGAATCTGCATTAAAGATACAAACGGCTTGTATAAATTATGCGAGGATCTGCGAAATAAATAAGACAGAGGATAAATTTATTCCTCATGCAACTACTTGGCTGAATGGAAGAAGATGGGAAGAGTTTTTAAAATTTGTCCCACCAAAAGATACAACGAATGATAAAGGATTTTTACAAGGATAATTATGAGTTATGAATTACAAAAGAAATTAGATTCCGAAGGAATTAAGAATTACGATACATCTAAGGGCAGTCAAAAGTTGAAATGTCCTCAATGTCAACCACCTCACAAGCCTCACGACAATCCGTTGAGCCTTACAATTAAATCTGATACGGCTTTGTGGAACTGTCATCATTGTGGCTACAAAGGTGTTTGGTCTGACAGTTATGGGATTTACAAACCATACGAAAAGAAAAAAGAATATGCTCGGCCTACACAAAATGTTAAGCCAGTCAAAAAAGATTCTATGTATGAGTTTTTTAAGAAAAGAGGCATATCAAAAAACACAGTAGATCTGTTTAAGATATATAGTGAGAACAGTTGGATTGCTTTTCCTTATTATGATAAGTCATCAAATCTGGCTAATATAAAATTCAGAACACCGGACAAGAAATTCAAACAAAGTCCAAACACCAGACCAACCTTGTATAACTATGACAATATTTATAAAGAAGATACTGTCATATTTGTTGAGGGTGAAATGGATGTATTGTCTTTAGCAGAAGTTGGTTTCAAAAATGGTACTACTCTCCCTAATGGTGCACCGAAAGAAGCCAAATTTGCTAAAGATGATGCACGGTTTGAGCCATTGAAACAATGTCCGTTGGTTGCCAAGAAAGTAATTATATTTACTGACAATGATTCTAGTGGTCGTGCATTACATAAAGAGTTATTGCATAGGTTTGGTAAAGACCTATGTTGGTATGTTTCTTTGCCGGAAGGTTGCAAAGATGCTAATGAAGTTCTAACAAAACATGGTGCCGTAACTCTTAAAGAGGTTGTTGATAACTGTAAACCATATCCTGTTGATGGCCTTTATACTGCAAATGATTATTGGGACCAAATACAAGATCTGTATGAAGGCAATTATGAAAAGCCGTATGAGATAGGTCTCAAAGGTCTTGATAACTTATATAAAATACTTAAAGGCACATTTCATGTAGTTACTGGTATTCCAAATCATGGTAAGAGTTTATTTCTTGACCAAGTACTGCTACTTCTTGCAGAAAAACACGGTTGGAGATTTGCTATATATTCACCTGAGCATTCAACATCAATGCACATAAGAAGATTGTTGCAAATGTATATTGGTAAACCTTTTGATGTGAATTTAGATGAACGCATCAGCAAAGATGAGTTGATAAAGGGATTGAAGTTTATACATAATCATTTTTATTTTATTGAAGCAAAAGAAGCAGTACCAAATCTTGATTTCATATTAAAAGTTGCTAAGAGTGCAATATTCAAATATGGGATAGATGGTATAATCATAGACCCATACAATGAGGTTGATGCAAAACGATCTGGTAATGCAAGAGAAGATGAACACATAAGAGACTTTATTTCAACTTGTAAAAGATTTACAAAAATATATGAGATTGTGTTTTGGGTTGTAGCACACCCAACCAAACTACCCAAGACTGATAAAGGCACATATCAGCCACCTACTGCATACGACATAAGTGGTGCTGCTCATTGGCATAATCAGGCTGATGCAGTTTTGACTGTTCACAGAAATTTCTCAGATCCAACAAACGGTGGTGATGAAACAACATCAGTCATAACTAGAAAAATCAGAGAGCAAGATTTGTATGGGCAAATAGGTCAAGCCAAGTTTATATATGATTTAGAGACAAAGAAGTTCAAACCATTTGAAAGTATTGGAGATTGGGATGCTATTGACTTCACCAAAGATAACTGATAATTTCTTTTGTGAGGTGGTCAGTGTCTTTGAATTCCTCAAGTGTATATAACTGTATTAAATCTTTGACTGCCTCATCTTCTTTGATATTTTGTATCTTTGTTTTACGGCCCTTTAAAAACTTCTCTGATTGTGTGTCGCCACGCAATATATGTCTTTCTTTTAATGTCTCATCAGATTGCTCTAATATGATAATTTTTAAATCAAACAACTTACTTGCTTTGGTAAGTATTTTCTTTGTGAACAATCTGTCACCCTCAAAGATAAAACTATATTTATTAAAATCCATAAACTTCATCATATCTACTGGTGATGCCATTGATAGACGATCCGTACCACCAAAAGTCTCGTTAGCAGGATAAGTTCCTATGACACAAACATCATCTAACAAATAACCATTGATCAATCCATATTTCCAAGAGGTCAGACTTTTTGTGCCTTTTGTAGATATTATTTGTTTCATAAGTGTTGATTTGCCTGTGGCCGGAACACCACCAATTGCTACTGCTTTATACCGTGCCATAATTCAAATTACCTTTATCTAAAAAATGTGTGTATAAATCTTTGCGTATTGTTTTGCTTGTTGAAAGTTTCTTTTCCAATGTTTCGTTTCTGCCATCCCAAAACACTTCCCAATCTATACCGGCCCAACCATCAGCCTCAACTTTACTTATTTCTTCTGCTTGTCTGTCTAAATAATAGCCAAGATAACGGCCATGACTTGTCCTGAATATCTTTTTGAAACTACACAAAAGAGTTTCCATTTCATAAAAATCCATATCAAAACCTTTTCTGTTTATCTCATCTCTCAATTGATAACCATACATTTCTAATAATCTTATATTCGGACTTGATAACTTTTTGTCAACCCATTCATCTAGGCCCATAGCAAAACATAAACCATTTCTGTGGCTTCTGGATCCTGAATAATCACTCAGGAGTAAATTTGACGGCTCAAACGGAACACCAACACAATCTTTTAAAGTTTGCATATAAAACCATGTGCTATATCTTCCAAACTTGTGTAATGTTGCAATATTATTCCAAGCATCTGCAAAAGATGTGAACTTGCTAAATTTATCTCTTTGTTTACCTGTTGGATTCTTATAATG